TCCAAGGTTCTTATCGCCCTGAAACTGGGGGAGACGCCGCCCCGGACGAAGATCAGCGGCGCGGTTACGGCGGCGCATGCCGTGGGGGGCGACCTGTTCGGCTGGGATGCGATCTATTATCCGGTAGGGCGCCGTTTGATCTTCAACATTCCAAAGCCGGATGGAGGGTTCGACCAGCACATCTATAACACATCGGTTCAGGGGTGGACCCGGTTCAAAGGGATGGACGCCGCGTGCTGGGGTGTTTTTCGCGACCGCCTATATTTCGGAAGCGGTCTCCTCGGCGTGGTGCGGCAGGCAGATATTGGCAACACCGACCTGGTCGGACTTGAGAATACGCTGATCGGCATCGACGCCAACGCACAGCAGGCGTGGAACATCTTTGAGACGCCGCTTGGTAAGCGGTTAACGTTGGCTCGCCCGGTCGTGGAAGCGACGACGGCAGGGTTAGACTATGATTTCAATGTCGGCTTCGATTATCGGCCGCCCTCGATCGTGACATCTGTCGTTATTCCCATCGTGGGGCCGCAATGGGGATCGAATAACTGGGGCGACGGCACGCTTTGGACAGCCAGGGAAGATGTCGTCTCGACAGAGTGGGCTATTACCGGCGGCGACGGCTCGGCATTCTCCTGGGGGATAACGGCGACATCGATGGTACCGACACGGTGGGTCCGCACCGATTTGATGATTGAGCCGGGGACGATGCTTTGATCCAACATAGAGAGGGATAAGGATGACATCGCAAGATGGCTGGAAAACCGACATAAACGGCGTTCCGTGGAAGCATTACAACGATAGGTATCAACGCGCCAAAGGTAAGTCGGGTTATGCGAAATGTGGGAACATCCACATTTTTGCGATGCGCGGTCCTGGCGGGAAAATCCATCATTTCAGTGTCGAAATTGATATACGAGGCCCCGGCCATGTCACACGCGAGGATGCGGTCGCGCTAGGACGCTGGTTGATTGAGGCATCAGAAGGGGCTGATCAAGGTCTGGAAATAGGTGATGAAGGGAAATTCGCGACACAAGAGGAGGTTGATGAGCTGAACCCAGATGATCCGGCTGGAGAACTGTTCATTTCCCCGCAGACCGGAGCATGTTTTTGATTCGCCCGGTCTTTGGGGACGATGCGAATGTTGCGCGGTGGGTCGGCGAGCGCGTTGGGATTTCTGATTTTGGCCCATGCTCGGCGATAGGATTTGTCAAAGATGACAATGAGCCGATTGCCGGGGTGGTCTTCAATAACTGGCATGCCCCCTCTGATCCAGGGCTTATCGAGGCGACGATTGCGAGCACTTCCCCCCGATGGTGTAACCGTGCTACGCTGGCCGTGATTTTCGGTTACGTGTTCAATCAAGTGGGGTGCCGCCGACTGACGGCAACTACCGAGGCCAAGAACCAGCCCACCAGGGCGTTCCTCTGTCATCTCGGCTTTCGCGAAGAAGGCGTGATACGGCAAGGATTTCCAAGCGACGATGCCGTTGTCTACGGCATGCTTCGGGAGGAATGGGAGCGGCTTAGGATGAAGCTGAGATGCGCGGGCTAGGACCATACAGAACACGATATGCCGGCGCATCGTCCGAGTTATTCGGGGTTCGTAAACGGTTTAAGAAGGGTGGCTCAAGTTCGCCGCCGGCCGCCCAAGACCCGTTCGCTCTCGGCGAGGCGCAGAAACAGTCCAACATTGCGACGGCGCAAGAACAGGCGAAGCTAAGCAACGTCAACACATCTTCGCCGTTTAGCCAAAGTAATTTCACACTTGGCGATAATGGGCAATGGAATCTTGCTCAAACTCTAGTCCCGCAGTTTCAAAACCTGCTCTATGGGCAGGGTAATCTTGCTACGAGCAGCACGGACGTTGCCAACCGTCTAGCTCAGCAGCTTCTTGAGCCTTCTTATACCGGCGTTCGGCTGGTCAATGCTGGCATCAACAATCTGACGCCTGAAGTCACGAACAGCCCACGACCAGATCTTCAACCTAATATCGACTTTGGCAGTTTGGGGGCACTCCCCACGTCGAATTTCCAAACGGGATTGGACTTCTCGAAGCTAGGATCGCTTGGCACGTCAGCGCCGGAATTCGGGAAGGCGATCACCGATGCGGAGAACGCTGCCTATAACACGCAGACACGATTCCTAGACCCTCAGTTCGCCAACAAGACTGGAGATTTGCGCCAGCAGTTGGCCGATGAGGGAATCCCGGTCGGCTCGGAAGCCTATAGCCGCGCACAGGACGATCTTGGGCGGCAATCGGCGTTAGCCTACGGAACGGCGCGTGATGCCGCAACCTCGGCTGGTCAGGCCGAGCAAGCGCGACTGTTTGGCGAGCAGCTTAGCGGGCGACAGCAGGGTGCGGGCGAGATACAGGCAGGGGGGGCATTCACCAACTCTGCGGAGCAGCAACGCATCGCCGATCTCCTTGCTGGTCGAGCACAGGGATCGCAGGAATTGGGAACGGCGGCAAATTTCAGGAACGCCACCGCACAACAGGCATGGCAAGACCCGCTCACTGCGCTTGCGTCGATCGCAGGGACCGGCAGCGGCTTGTACGGCAGCACGGCACAGGATTTGGCGACGCTAAACCCGTTGGCTCAGTTCGAGTGGGCTGGGGCGGTTCCGACGTTCGGCGGATCGCCTACAGCCGTCTCGCCTGCCAATGTCGTGGGCGCGGGTCAGGTGGGGGCGAATTCCGCAGCCAATCGGTTTGCGGCCAGCAATATGCTCAATAACCAGATGTTCAACGGTCTAGGCTCGCTTGGCGGAGCACTGGGGTTAGGAAATGGGGGATTAGGCAGTTTGTTAGGGGGTATCGGCGGCTCTGGCCTGTCGAGTGGCCTTACCGGCGCGGCAGCATTGCCTGGGTTTGATACCTTGGGCGGCACGATAGGTATGGGGGCTGCGGATGTTGGTGGAGGGGGCGGATTCCTGAGCGGTCTTGGTTCACTGTTGGGATTCCTCTAAGAACATGGCTGACACCAACCTCCTCGCGGCGCTCCTCAGCGGGTCTAACCCGCTCGCACCGCAAATGCTCGGCGGCTACCAAGGCGCGCAACTATCGGATGCTGCGCTCAATCCAACTTTCGCCCACAATGAGGGGCCGTTCGGCGCGCTGGCTAAGACGCTCGCCGGATTCTCGGGTGCGCCGATGTTACGGCAGGCGGTGGAAGCAACAACCGCCGCACGGACTGGGGCTAATCCAGAACTGGCACGGATGCTGGCATCGAATGACCCGTTCACGATGGCTGCAACGCCGGGGGCAAATCCTGTAGCTACGGCTCAGATATTGGCTGGAGCGACCCCCGCGAATGCGGCTGAGGCGCGGCTGGCGAATGCACAGGCAACGTTAGCCGGCAATCAGGCGCTTGCTGCTGCAAGGGTTGGTACTGCTAGGCCGTCAACGGTTGGGCCATCATCTGCATCAGGTGCGCCTTCTTCTCCATCGGCATCTGGGGTGGCTCCGCTTTCTCTTGGCAACGGTTTTGCCGATCCGGTTGCAGGAATTTTGGCCATGCCTCCCGGTTCACCGCAACAAGCTGCTGCATGGCAGCGTCTAAGTACGCCACAGAAGGCTGCTGCCGCCGCGCGATTACGGGCACAGGGAGGTGGCGGTGCCCGTTGACCCCCAACTTGACTCGATCATAGAAGCCGCGAGCCAGCAGCATAATTTGGATCCGATGCTGTTGCGGGCAACATTGATGGGAGAGAGCAGGCTCGATCCTAACGCGGTTTCTCCGTTGGGCGCGGAGGGGATCGCGCAATTGATGCCGAAAACTGCGCGCGGACTGGGGGTTTCTGATTCATTTGATGTTAATCAGGCGATTCCTGCTGCCGCCAAATATCTTGCGGAGGGGCTTAACAAGTACGGCGACCCGGAGAAGGCGTTGATGTACTACCACGGTGGCCCAGATGAGAGTATCTGGGGGCCGAAGACACAGGCATATCCAAGCAAGATCGCGCAGCACTATGCCGCATTGTCAGCGCCGCCGAGTGGCGTGGATGCGTTGGCAGCGTCGCGGAAGGCTGTAATCCCGGCTCCTGGGCAGGTTGCTCGTAACTTTACGCCGCCCGCGAATACGCCTGATACGTTAGATGCAGCTCCGCCGGAAGTGGCCGCATTGGCTGCGTTGTCTGGTCAGGGCACCGCGCCCACGCCACGTACAGCGGTTCAGCCGTTGGCAGGCGAAGCGCAGATGGCACAGACTGGCGTGCCGTCCTATGAGGAATTTGTGGGACTTCAGAAGGCGCAAAGCCCATCTCCGGCGGGGCCGTCTCCAATGATGGGTGCGGGGACGCCAGCCGGGGCTGTCGGGGCAGCGCCGTCCGGTCAGATCAGCCCAGCAGACATCAAGTGGGCGCAGGAGGAAGTGGCTAATAGGACCCTTGGTAAGATCCCTGTCCCCGGTTGGATGGACGAAATGACCAAGATGGAACCGGGGATGCCGCTTAGCCCTGAGTATCAGCAGCAGATTGCTGTTAATCAAGCACTTGCGGCAGGTCGGCAGTACTACAACCCCGCGACTAGAAAAGTTGAGCCAATCCCCGGCACCACGGAGACCGATGCGGCTAGAGCGAAAGCTGTTGCTAAGGGTGGAGAGCAAGGCCGCGCGGATGTGCAGAACGTCAACGAATTGGTCGAGGCCACTGTTGATCTCGGTGATGGGAGAGGACCTGTAAAGATGCAGGTTCCGCGAGGGGCGTTAACTGGACAAGTGCCTATGCCGGGGCAGCCGACCGGCGCAGGAATGAAACAGACAGGAACGCCGTTCCTGCCAACGGCAACAACAGTTGGTTTTGGGAAACTCTCGGAATTAGACGCCGCAGACGTAGCAGCAACTCGCGACGCCGCTAATGCGGGGAGAAGAGATTTAGCAACCGTGCGAACAATTCAAGATTTCCTGCCACAAGTAGCGACGGGATGGGGTGGCGAGACTAAACTAGAGGCGTCTCGTATTCTCAAAACACTTGGTGTTGGCGAGGATAAAATAAATAGCTTCTTGAAAACTGACCCGGCAGCAGGGCAGTTGCTCACCAAGAATTTTCTACAACTTTCGGCAGGCGCTGTGAGGCAAATGGGGGCGCGCGAGCCGGGTTCAGTCATGTTCCTGTTCAAGGATGCCTATCCCGGAGTGCCTACCGATGAGAAGGCCATTACGCTGCAAACCAATGCTCTGTATATGAATCAACGGCGGCAAGAGGCGGAGGCGGAGGAAAAGGCTAAGTTCTACGGCGAAAGCCTGACTCAGCATCAGAAAGACCCCACTACCTATCGCGGCTTGACCGGGTTTAGTCCTGAATTCAACAAAGCAAATCACCCAGAACAGTACCTCCACGCCGCCGAGGCGATGTCGAATTATGCCGACAAAGCATGGGCAAAAGCAAAGAGTGATGAGCAGCAGACAGCTATCTACAATCTGATTCCATCGGGGAGCACATATTGGGTTCCGAATGAATCACGGCCGAGGGTAAAACCCTGATGCCTGCTCCGTGGGAAAATGATCCATTCGCGTCTGATCCCGGATCGCCTTTATCGGTGATTCCAGGGAATGCCCCGTGGGCTAATGACCCGGTGGGGCCGGAGATGGTCAAGAACGCATTGCGAGCTGGCGGGGTCGAAGGATTGGCGGCACTCGCTGGGCAGCCTGCTAACCCGGCTGAGCATCTGACAAAGATGCTGGGTGGAAAGATGCTTGAAGGGTTGACCGAGCTTGCTGGTGCGCCGGGTTCCCTGATTTCGGCGTTGCCAAAGGCAGAAGTGCCGCCAAGTGACGATCCTTACGCGCCGCCGCTAGGCCCCGTTGCGCCCTCATTCTCGCTCCCAACAACCGAGCAGATGCAGAGCGGTCTGCGAAACCTTGGTGCGATCCAGCAGCCGATCCAACAGCCGCGTAACGAAGGCGAGAGGATTCTGGGGGCCGGATTTGAGGGCTTGGGAAGCACAGTGCCGCTGGCTGGGATCGGGGGCCTTGGCGGGTTGCTCGCACGCACGGGGAAAACAGCATTACAAGGATTTGGCTCCGGGGTTGGCTCGGAAGTCGGGCGAGATGTGTTCGGCGAAGCGCCGAATGCCGGATCGCTTGCTGGCTTATTAGCGGGGCAAGCAGCGGCTGGCGGTCTGTATGGCATGGCTGGGCGAGGGGCTAATGCTCTTCGCGGTTCCGGGAATCCGGTTATCGACGCTTACGACCTCATAGGCGTAAAGCCGCGTTTAGCTGGTGATGTTACGGGGCGTCCGATGCTCCAAGGGATGCAGCAGGCAGCGATGAGCGCTCCATACGGAGGGGGTGCATTGCACGCCGCCAGACAAGGAGCAAACGAATTCGGCGCGGCTGTCGAAAATCAAGCGTCACGATTTGGCTTGGCGCGGACACCTGACGAAGCCGGTTATGCGCTCCAACAGGGCGGTCGGAATTGGATGCAGGGGTTCCGCAATGCCCAACAGACGGCCGAGAACGCGGTTAGCGCTAGAGTGCCAGGAACAACCGAGGTTAGCTTGGCCCCGGTATCCCATGTGCTCGATCAGACCGCCAGGGAATTGCCGGATGCTCCGCACATCGCCGCCGTCATGACGAACCCGACGTTCCGCGACTTGTCGAGTGCTATTCGAGCTGATTTGCGAAATCCCCCAGGATACGCCAATGATCCGATGTTTTCGACTGAGGGAACTATCCCAACTCAAAGTAACCGCGTTGGTTTAAGTTGGGATAGTGCTAGAGCATTACGGACAAGAGTCGGGCAGGAACTAGAGAATGCGCTTGTTTCTCGCGATGGGACAGACAAGACATGGAAGCGCATTTACGGTGCCATTTCCGAAACGCTAGGAGACACAGCGGCAGCGCACGGGGCAGGCGCAGAATGGCAAGCCGCCAATCAGATAACCAATCAAGGCCACCAGTTCATCGAAAACACACTATCGAATATCATCAACCACCCAGGCGCACAGAACTCGATCCCGCCCAGCGCGGCAGCAAATTTTGCATTAGGTGAGGCACGTCATGGCGGAACTCGGTTAGCCGAATTGCGTGCTATGATGCCGGAGGCGACTAATCAGCTTGCTTCCTACAAGTTGCGAGAAATGGCATCCGCTCTTCCAAACCGCGCGACCGAGGCAACGCCAACATCGGCGACGACATTCTCGACTGATCTAAACCGGCTCAGGCCGGAGGCACGCACAGCGCTGTTTGGCAACTACAACCCAGAACTTGATGCGCTTCAGACGGTGGCGGAGCGAGGCAAGGAGACCTATCAGCGATATGGGAATCCAAGCGGGACCGCCGGGATGATGCACTGGTTAAGCCAGTTAACGGCTCCCTTTGCAGTTTCAGGTGCCTATCAGGCTGGGGCGGCTGCCGGCGGTCCTACAGCGGGACTTGTTGGTGCCGGGTTGGCCGCCGTTCCCTATGCCGCAGGCCCCATTCTGGGAGGTCTTACAACGAAAGAAGCATTGACCCGGTATCTCGCCGCGCCTGTTGGTGGCCCTGGATCAGGGGCATCGCGGGCGTATCGTGGCGCGGCGGCCCTTCCGAGCATCTATGGCCTGACTGATGAACGCCCCCGATAACGCAGGCTGCCTGTGGCAATGAGATCGAACGCTCGCAATCCGAGCCAAGGGACAACGATGGCGTATCCAGCGAGATGTATCCATAGATCGGCGAACGCGGGGAAGTCTGTCACTACGAACGTAAGGCTTCTCCCTCCGGTCAGGAGAAACATGCCCGCGAAAAGTACCGTAAACGACGCCAACGCCAGCCGATCAGCCCAGATCACGTCCGCTCTCCGCCGAATTCGCTTGACATATATGCGGCATCCGATGACAGCACAATGCCCGTGAGGAGACGCTAGTGCGAAAATTCATTCTGGCGGCTGCGGCGGGCTGGTTCGCGCTTTGCGGCGTCCCGGTACTGCACGCGCAGTTAATCTCCGGAGGGAGTGGCCTTCCCGTCCCTGTCGTGAATGGGGAGTGCATCATTGGCTCGGGGGGCATTGCCGTTTGGGGATCATGCTCCGGTTCCGGCACGGCAGTAACAAGTGTCACGGGCACGGCAGGGCAGATCACGGCGACGCCTACGACGGGGGATGTGCTCCTCACATTGCCGGCAACGATCACCCAAGACACCACGTTTTCCGGGACGTTGACGGTTGGCGGCGCGTTCACCGCAAGCCTTGCTGCGGCTACGGGGTTGCCGATCAGCACGGGCGTTTCCGGCCTTGGAACAAATGTTAAGACTGCCCTTGCGGTCAACGTAGGCAGTCCCGGTTCCTTCCTGAAGAATAACGGAGATGCGCTTAGCGGGGTCTTTAGCGGCGATTTCGAGTTAAGCGGGGCGAGCATCACACTATCTGGCGTGACGGATCAGACACAGGCAAGTTGCCTTGGCCTTACCACTGGCGGGATTCTCGCGACATCAAGCGGCGCTTGCGGGACCGGCGGCGGTGGCGGCATTGCGAGCGTCACGGGGACAAACGGTGTCACGGCATCCACCACGACGGGAGCGGTTACGGTCAGCCTGACGACCCCGTGCCCGGTCGGGATCGACACATGGGACGGCACGGCGGACAAGACGATCAGCGCCTCAACCGGGTTGCTGTACACGACGCCGGGTACGCCGGTTGGTGCGACCAGAGTGCTGACCTTGCCGGCAGTCTCGACCTGGGTGCTGAGTTGCCCGCTGACGGTGGTCGATCAGGGGGCAATCTTTAATTCATCCTTCGCCGTTACGCCGACTAGAGCAGCCTCGGATACGATTGACGGGGCGAATACCGGGACAGACCTTGGGTGCTCGCATCAGGCGGTGATCTACAAGGCGACTGTCGCCGGGAAGTGGGCGACCGTCAGCCCGCCGTCGCTCTGCACCGATACGGCGGTCTCGAATCAGTTTGTGACGGCAGTTCCCGATACCGGGATCATCACGCGGGCGCAACCGGCCTTTACGAACATCTCCGGGGTGGCAACGGCGGCGCAGCTACCGGCGGCGACGATCTCGGCGCAGGGCGCGGCGCTCTTACACAACGTACCGTTCTCGATGGGATGGAACAGCGCGACCAACCCCGACGGCAACTTCGTCGCGGTCGTAACGCAGGCGTCGAGGATAACCGCGATCAAGGGCCGCATCGGGCCGGCGGTCGGAGCGACGGCGACGATTACCGTCAAGAAAGCAGCTACCGGCGTCGATTGTGCGGCGTCTGGCACGGCGCTCCATAGCGGCAGCTTTGACGCTAACGGGACGGCGAATACGGTGCAAACGCTGACCCTGGTTGGCGGCGCGACGGACGATTTGGCCGCTAACGACACGGTATGCTTCTCGACGGCAAACGGGGCGGCGTTCCTCGCCGGAGTCGGCAAGGGCGTGATCTCGATCGACTGGGCCCCGCTATGATCCGGGTTCTCTTAGTCGTCGCGTTGCTGGCCCTGGGAGCGGCATCGGCTCATGCGTGGCTTATTCAAAGCTCTGGTGGTTCGGCCGCACCGTCGTGTAACGCGGTCATCACCGGAAGCGGCGCTAACGGCAACGCGATTTTGACCGGATCGGCGACGGCGCTAGGAAACCTGACATGCCAATAGGAGACGTGCTGTGAACTTGAAAAAGCTGCTGTCCGGCACGCTCGCGGTAACGCTTGCCGCTTATGGCGTAGCCTGGGCAGCGACACAAACGCTGACCCTTGGGGCGAGCACCGGGCCGGGCGGGATCTTGACGATGTTCGGCTCGACCTCTGGCAGCTTGACAATTCAGCCGCCCGCCGCAGCCGGGACGGCAAGCACGATCACGTTCCCCTCGGGGACAACGGATTTCAGCGGAACCAGCGGGTTCATCCAGCAGGCGACAACGGGTGCGGCTTTTACCGCCGCCGCACTCACGGCAGCTCAGGTGCCGGCAACGCCGCTCGTAGCGGGGACCGGAGCGGCATTGACTGGGCCGAGAGAGTATTATGTCTGCACCGGCACCTGCACCCCGACGCCGCCTGTGCCGGTCGCGGGGTACGAGTTCTGCATCTACAACGACAACAACGTCTCGACAGCGATCACCTTGCAAGCCTTGGGGTCGAGCGCGATGTATGAGAACCAAGCCCGCACAGCCTACGGTACGGCGGGCACCGGAACGCTGGCGCTGAGCGCAGCGGCGGCGAACAAGGTCTGCATCGTTGGTCGAGACGCCACCCATTATTCGACGGTCTCGGTCAATGGCACTGCGACGGCGAACTGATATGTGGCGATACCTTATTCTTGCGGCGGTGTTCTGGGCATCTCCAGCGCATGCTCAAATGCTTCAAGCCATCGTTGCCGATAGTCCGATCGCAGCCGGAGCCACATCGCAAGTCATTGTCACGACCTCACCCATCGTAACTACCAACGATAGATTTTTCTCCCTGGGCTATTCGATTGGCACCGTTGTTTCGACAGATACATCGCTGACGGTATTTCCTACGGCAGGGACGCTTACAAACCTAAGGGTCAACACATCGGTTGCGCCAACCGGGACGCAGACCTGGGTGTTAACGCTAAACAAGAATACCGTCGCCAGTGCTCTTACCTGCACGATCAACAATTCCTCGTCGCCGGCAGGAACCTGTACCGATCTGACGCATTCGGTCAGTGTGGCGGCGGGCGACGCCGTGAGCATGGGAAGTCATTTCACCAATGCTCCATCAAGCTCAGCGCATACCGTTTCAATGGTGTTCACGCCGACGGTAGCGAATGATACAGCTATCTGGGGCCGTGGAACGGCGTTCTCTAATTCGGTGCAAAACGCAACGAATTCTGGAGGACCGAGTGCGGCAGCATCGACGTTGGCGAATAGAAAGACTGGCTTCGTCTCGGAAGCCGGCACGCTGGATAAATTCTACGTCTTCTCGAACGCGCCTGGGGCTGGGACAAGCTATGCCTATGTCGCCGGGAAGAACGGCGTCACGACCTCATCGCCGACATGCACGATCGCCGATACCGCGACGACCTGCAACGACACTTCGACGACCCTGGCGATCTCGGATGGGGATGACATAGACTTCTCCGGAACTCCAACCGGAACACCCGCCGCCGCGACAACGAACTTCGGTGCTCGATTTGTCCCAACGACGAGCGGGCAATTTGTTTTCATTTCCAGTCAAAATAACCCTAACGACAGCGCCAGCGTCACGACCTATTACGGGCTGGTAGGAGGGGCGAATGCCACAGAAGCTACGGCGCAGACCATCGTGGATAGTCTGACCGTGACGAAGATGGCGATAAAAATGAACGGTACGGCGGGCGGCGGGGGTAAGACCTTTACTTTGAATGATAATACGTCTCCGACTGCGCTGACCTGTACGATCGCAGCAGGTGCTTCGGCCTGTTCGGCTACCGGAACGATCGCTGTAACGGCGGGACATCTGCTGTCGGTGGCTGACGCGCCGATTTCGACACCGACGGTGCGATCTGTATCGGTCAGCATCTCGGCGCACCGATGACGGTCTGGGAACGCCACGCGGCGCGGCAGAGGATGGAGGAAAAGCTGCGCCAGGCGGCGACGGCGACTAGTCCAGGGCTGGCTGGGTATGGGCTTATCGTTGGCGCGGTGCTGGCGACGTTGCTGTTCTGGTGGATAGATCTATGAAGCGAACACGGCGGAGCGTCCTAGCTGCGATCGCTGCCGGTATCCCGACCGCCGCGTGGGCCGCCCGGCGGAGCAAGACTCCGTTTGGAACGCCTGTGCCGCCGCCGACGATTGTCTCGGTCGCGCCAACGGTTGGCGGTTTCACGGCAGGAACCGCGAGCGGGACGGTGATAAGCGCGGTCAGCGTGGTGATGAGTCCGGCGGTCCCGACCTTCGCGACCTTGGGCGGAACCCTGACGACCTCGGGGCCTGATACGGCCAGCTTCAATCTTTCCAGTTCATCGCTGCCGAGCAACCTTACGACCAACGGTGTTTTGGGCGCCGGGACTTACAACATCAATATCGTACCGCACCTGTCGGGGGCGGTCGGCGATGGCGTGGCTTCTCCGGTCGTGATCACCGGATCGGCCGGAAGTTTGCTCTCGACCATGACCCTGGTGAATACCTCCGCCACGATCCAGGCTGCGGATTTTATAACGCCGATGTTCGGCTGGGTATTTCACAAGGGCCACATCCCGAGCGGAACCGCGCCGATATTCAAGTCCGGTACGACACCGCAAGCGTATTCTTGGGGGATGCAGTCGTATTGGAGCGACGGTAGCCTCAAGTTCGCATCGTTCATGCTGCGTTGCGGCGATACTGTTCCCGGAAACGGATCACGCGCGATCGAGGTCTGGAGCGGCGGGACTGCACCGACGACGAGTGCGCGGACGCTGACCGAGGTGTACGCCGAGTCGATCGTCGCCAATGTAACTGGCGCGGGGACGAATTTTGGTCTGACTGGCGTTCTGGGCGGCTGGCTCCGTGTTGACGCCAACAACGTTGAGCAGTGCGTCTACCTCGACGGCGACGCGGGGAAGGTCTGGCGAGTGCTGACGCATATGGCTCCGACGATCGGCGGAACCCGACACGGCCAGATGGAGTGCTATCACTATATCGCCGCCCTGACGGATGCCTCAGGCAATCTTGGCGGCTTCCGGTATCTGCCTTGTCTGGCGCAGCCGTGGTACGACTCGATAACCGTAAGCGGCACTCCTATTCCCAAGGCGATCCGATCATTCACGACGGTCAACTGGCAGCACGGCGCTGGGCCAACGACGGTGCCGATCCCGCTCGGGGCGACGACGATCGATTTTACGCATGCGACCAGCAGCAGCATCAACTGCACGACTCAGGTAGCCGGGGTCAACACGGTCAGCAACTACTATACCGGCTGCTTCGACAACCTTTCGCTGGTGCCCTGCTATCTGACCACGACCGGAACCCTCCCAGTTGGATACGCTCTCGATACCCCGTATTTCTGCCGGGGGATCAAGAATAGCGTGACCGTCCAATTTCAAGCGGCGTCGCCGAAGGGTGGCGCGAGCGCGGTAACGGCGACGACTGCGGGCATCGGAACCCACACGATACATCCGATTACGATGTTGCCGCATTTCGGGCGCATCTTCATGCCGACTGTGGATGGGAACTGGAATTTCTTTCATGGCTCTGGGTCCATGTCGTCTGACTCGACTGTTCGGACAACCATCGACCAGACATACTGGGCGGGGGACACGACTAACAAACTCGGTCTTCTTGCCCCGTGGGATCTTGCCCTTAGGGGCCTCGTTACCGACGCGCCGTTTACCTACAACTGGACGCCCGCCTCGATAGGTTCCTGCACGATGGGCCGCTCCGGTGGCGCCGGCAATGCCTCACGGCCCGATCTCGGAGCTATGACAGGGTGGCAGGGCATCGATTTCCTTCAGCAGTCGGCGAACAGTGAGCGGCTGACCCGGATCAATGCCTTTGCCGGGGTGAACGATCTGCACTGCCTGCGGAACAGCAGCAATTTCAACGTCGTCAACATGACGAATATCGCCCGCACCGGGATGAGCCTGAACACGACATTCCGCTGGTATCCCGATACCAATACGGCCGCAGGCGCTTCCGGGTTTACGCCTCCGCCGACAACGCCAATCAACAACACCGGGTTCTATTTCGACCAAGCTAACAATGCCCATAAACCGGCCTTCTTCTACTACGCCTATCTGCGTACCGGCGAACCGCAATTCTTTGATTGTATGGTCGAGATGGCGATCGGCGGCACGATGGAGTTGCTGGCGACGAGTCGTAATCCCGCAGCCGGACAGCCAGCAGCCTATTTCGGCGTCGCGAGCTTGTGGGCTGGATCGGCGACCGAGCGGGGGAGTGCCTGGGGGCATCGGGACTTGCAGTGTGCGGCGGCGGTCATGCCGGCGACGATGCCGGATTTATCGGGGGTCAACGCCTGCCTGATAGATATGGCGGACGACAGCATCTCGGCGATGCTCGACCTTGGAGCCAGCGTCGCGCTGATGGGCAGCTACGCGGTTACAAATCATCTTTGGCTGATGCGCGATCCTGTCAGTACCCATCTTTGCACCAATCAGGGCTTCCAGCGCGCCTATATCCAATACGCCGTTGCTTTCGCTGCCTCGGCTCGCGAGAGCACAGACGCCGTGACATGGCTTCAGCACGAGGCGGATTGGAATGCCTATATCGTTGCCAATTTCGGGTACTACTGCACGACGAGCTACTTTGCTCATTACACCACAAACATGAATGGCGACATTATCGGTGCGCCGCCGATTACAACCGCTGCGATGTTCGGATCGTCGTCTCCGTGGGATATGTCGTACAGTTCGACTGTCTCGCCAAACTGGACATTCACGAAGATTTACTCGACCAGTGGGGCGGTTCTTGCGGACGGGGATAAGTTCCTGTTCAACGTAGGGGCCTCGGCCCCCCTTCCAGCGAACTATTTGATTGATACCGCGTACTACGCGATTAACACAGCGGGCGACAAATGCAATCTGACGACTGTAGCCGGCGACGCGGGCCATATCGTAGTACCTGCCAGTTCCGGCACGGTCACGGCGAATGCGGATTATAGCTGGTATGTGCCGGTCACGGACGTGCCGCCGACGGTCGGGGCCGAGAACACGGGCTACATCGGATCGGGATCGTACATGAGCTGGCACCGAGGGGCGCTACTCTGGATGAACGCCATCGGGGTGACCGGGACGACCGCAGCCATTACCGATGCCGGTCAACGATCAGGCTGCACCGGAACGGACCCTGGCTTCAAAGCCGATACGCGCGTTGCTTACCAGGATCATTTCGGGGCATGACGAGGGAGAAGCTGATGTTCTGGATAAGGCGATGGTGGGAGGCTCGTCAGCAACGGTATTGGCTGAAGCTGAGAGAAGAATAGCGTTTGACGCTGATGAGATCGAATGACGGCAGGATTCGTTGAGCGACAACGGGCAGCCTCCGGGGGAGCGGCGTGCGATTCAGCGCGATTGGCTCGGGCACGGATTGCAGTTGCTCGGGATCGTGGTTGTCCTCGGTCTGCCGCTCATGTTCTGGGGCGTGAGTATCAGCACGACGGTCGCGACAACGGTCGCCCACGTAGATCGGCAGGATAAGGACATCTCGGACCAGCGGCAGATCCAGACGCTCCTGACCAGCCAGCTTTTGGATGTAGCAAAACAGCTTACCCGGATCGACACGCAACTTTCCAACATCAGGGATGATCAGCTTCAAAAGCGACGATGAACAGTATGGTCCTGGCTCTGACC